TTTCACCTTCGGAAAGAGGTGCGGCATCAACAACCATATTTGTCGCATCAGCAGTATCTCCAGTTTTAACAATATGAATGGTATAGGTAATAACTCCAGAACCTGCATTCGTGGCAACACATGTAGTGATGCTTGTTTTTGTGCCAGCAGGAGAAGTATAAATAGTGCTTACCGTATTTCCAAGCTGGTTTGGCCCATACAGGCGTTTGGCTTGTACCGCCATGTTTCACCCCTAAGTAGATATTCGTGTTTCAATATCATCAATTCTTTTATTCAGTTTATCATAGAACTGATTGACAAGTGACTGAACAATCAATATCTGATTTTGATTTTTAAGAGTGAGGTTAATCGGAACATAATTCTGCCCAGAGGAAGAAGTGGAAAGGGAAATGTTATTGGTCACAGACCCTAAATCACCTGGCTTCTTTTTGCTGTTAGATGGTGGTGCTTTCCCCTGAATCTCAAGAGCAGTAATCCTTGTATCCAAACTATCAAGCTTTGAAAGAATCTGAACTGCAATATCATCAAACGTAGACCTTGTTCCAAGATCCGTTGATTCAAGAGCAGCATTGGAAACAGCTTGAAGCTGAGACAAAAAAGTAAGCCACTCACGGGTAACGTAACCTTTTGAGTCAATAAACTTGGAAGGTGGTGGTGGAGGCTTCTGAACAGGCTTTACGCTTGATGTGGTCACTATGTTCCCAGTTGTGTCGCGCTGATATCAGCAATGGCCTTAATGAAAACAACCGGGCGTGATGTGTTCGCTTGAACCTTAAACAGACGGAAACGAAAAAGACCAAGCCTTCTGAACTCCACCTCTGTATTAAACTCACCGATCTTGCCCAGGGAAACAGTTTGAGGATATGACCAGTTGTTGCCGCCATCGTCAGAATAGGAAAGGCTGAACTTCGGATCATTGTCTTCTGGATCAGAACTGTTGTCACCAACTCCGACCTGCATCACAAGACGAAGGCTTTTCATCTTCAGCCGGATCTCACGATCATGAATGTATGGCGTTGTCATCTCACGCTTTATCTTACGACCATCCTCAGAGCCATAAGACTCAGACATCTTGTATATTGCGCCATCATTTATAGAGCCAACGTAGTTTGTCTTCCCGTCAAAAGCCAGACAGCTTGAAAGGTGGCGGCCCATACCGGCAGACTCCCTCTTGTGCCACTCACCAGTCGATGCATCAAATACCCACGTCTTGTCCTCAGATGGAAATGTCAGAACATAAAACGCATGGCCACGCTCATAATATCCATAAGCTATCGCGTCTTCCTTCACAGAATATCCCGATATCTCATTGCTCAAAGCTGTAGTGCTGACAATCTCCGGAGAATATCCATTTGCCCTGACAACTGTGAATTGATTCGACAGCCAATAGACAGTGTTATCAATCTTTGCTACTGAATACTTTGCAGCACACCCAATCTCAAGAATGGCATCCAAACGCCTCTCAAAAGGGAAGCCTGACGATGATGCTGAGTTGTACCACACCTCAACACTCAAACCACCAAACAACCAAAGCTCACGATGATCCACGAAAGCATTCAAAATACTGTCAGGATTTGACTCAGCCGTAGCAAAATCAAGAATATCCAAGCTCGTTGCATCGTTAATGCCAGTGATAAAGAACTGCCCGGTTCCCTGGTTGTTCAGAATAAAGTAACCATCGAGAAAAGATACCGTGTCCGGGCTTGGATAACCGGCTCCAGTAACTGTAGTCAAAACACCAGTTGAAAGCGTCACTACATACCAAGTTGCTGTGAATCCACCAACAATGATGACTTGTGTCAGATTGGTTGCCATCTGAACCGAAGATCCGGCTGGAATAGTCCCCAGGTTTGTCGCAACACCCGTAGATGGAACAACCTTGTAAACCGATGTTCCGCATACGGCATAAAGATTTCCATCACTGCCAAGACACATTCCACGAACATCCTGGCCAATCTCAAGACGAACCAGAAGATCAAGGCCAGGCGTTCCATACATGACAACACGACTACGGGCACCAACAGTCTCAAACTCCGGATAAAGATTGATCCTATTCTGGAAGTTTGAAAACTGAGCCCTGGCAACAGCATCGCCACCATTGAAAGGAATTTCAACAATAGGCATTAAAACGGCCTCGTGTAAAACGGAACGGTTAAACCATTCCTGTTTGCATTGCGACCCATTGTAGAAACTCCGGAATCAAAATTAGCCAGAGGAATTGGAGAGGATCTGAGGTTCATCAGCTCCCTTCTGGACTTCTCAAGCTGCATCATATCAATGCCACTTAACTGGCCGCCATAGTCCGCAGCAAGCCTACTTGAAAGATCAAGAATAATCGTATTGTAATGCTGAGAAGGAAGCTGTAGTGCAGAGTGAAGATCGGACTCTGCAATATCCACATGGGGGCGAAGATAGAACATCTTCAAATTGACCGTTGGAGTCACCGACATAGAGAAATGAAGATAGCTTGTGCCTGTCAGATCTCCGTACTGGTATGAAGCCATAGTTGGCCGCCTTGTCGATGAATTGTTGACACGGTAACTTTCCGTATCAATTCGGTTGACAAGCTCTATCTCATTTGAAGCGCAAATGCCATTGTCATCCCTATAAAACAGATTCAATATCTGAAGAGGATTGATTGTAGAAATGTGCTTGGCAGCCTCTTCTTCATTGCAGCATGTATTGTATGGATTGATTCCAAAAGAAACCTTGTCTGTCTCAAGAGTAATGCTGAAATCAAGCTCGTCATGCTGCTTGATATAGGAATTCATGAACCACTCAGCCAGCATGATGTTCAACGTCTGAAGGCCATCCGATGACTCCTGAGATGTCAAAGGCTGAGAAGGGTCAATAGCCCCGCATTTCATCAATGCTCGCCTGATAACATCGTAGGCTGTAAGGGCCATATCAAACCTCTTCTAATCCAAGAAACTCTTTTGTTGTAACTTCTAATGGAAGGATATCATGAGTCTTTCTTGGTCTCTTAAGAATTTCCTCAACTTTTGGTTGAATCTTCTTCGGATCATGATCCGGATCGTCAAAATACACCGGACTTGTTACCCATCCAGAAGAAAAGAGTCGGACACAATCCGATCTGCTGCAAATACGACCAGTTGGAGATTTCGTCTTATGGTAAAGAATTATCTTTGAATCCTCACACACAGAACGTCATCCCCTGGATCTCTTCCCATTTTTCCGTGGGGCATTGTCATTGTCATGGGTTTTGTCAGGGTCGATCTCATGGATATTATCAACCGGAACGTCATCCTGCTTATTGAAATCAGCCGGACTCGTTACCCAGCCATTATTCATAAGGCTTTCCACATCCGATCTCAGAACAATCTTGCCATCTGGAGCTTTCTCTTTGTGGTAAAGAATAATTTTTTCAGACATCATCACCTCAAAATAAAAGGCCAGCCAACATAAAGAAGGCTGGCCCAATGCACACAATTTAACCAAGAAGCTTGGCGCAGAACCAAGGCGAAATGGTCTTGAATCCAAACAGACAATCTACAGACATGATCTCCTTCTTGGTGCTCATGTCATAGCCAAGAGTCACACGGAACTGAATCGGAGTCTCTTCGCTGTAAGTTGTCAGATAGGATTTTACTCCACCCTCAGGCAAAGCCAGAGGACGAGTAACCAGGGCAATCGCATTGTTCCCAATCAACATGTTCTGATGGCTTGTCTGAGCATCAGCAGTTCCAGCAGTCAAAACTTTAACCACAGCATTCTCAAGAGGAAGTGCCGATACAGAAACATACTGCTGGTAATTGGTTGTGCTGGCAGGGCCGACAATGCGAGGCTGGATGCTTGCACTCAAAACTCCAGAGCTGTTTGCTGTAACATCAGATGTTACAACAAAACGCTGAAGAATTCCTGTGTTCAAACGAGTGAGAGGGTTCATCGAATAAACACCGGCAATCGTAAACACGTCTCCAGCCTTCAGGCTACCAGTAGAGGCATCAAAACCTTTCAGAGAAATGGTTGTGTCATCCTCAGAAGAGTTTGCGTTTACCTGGATTGTGTCACTGGTAGACACATTTCCAGCGGTGTGAAGTGGAACATAGTTGCTTTGATAAAGCTCCATTCCACCCTTTTCGCCAAGGTATCCATCAAACAGTTCCTTGCTGACCTTCTCGTTAAAGACGTTCAGCATACCAACCCCGGATGCTTGGTTGGAAACCAGAGCGTTGTAGGCCAGAGGATCAAGCATGAAGAACCTGTTCATCTGGGAAGCATCAAACTTATCCAGAAAGGTCTTCGTATCAATCAGATCGGCATACTTTCCTGGAGGAGTGCCAGGGGTTCCGGTGGTGTTCCAGACTTCTTTGTAAATCTGGCTGTAGCCAACACGCTCAATGTAGGAAACAATTCCATCCACCATTGGCATAGTCACTTGCTTGTCGAAGTTTTCAAGGTTCAAGGTCTTGCTCTTGGCTGTGATCTCAAACGTGATGTCCGGAAGCTGGTTCATCTGGATGTTCACACTCTGATTGTGGTAATCAGAAGTGCTTGTAGTTCCAACGAAATTGGTAGCAGTGAAGTAGTTCGGAAGTTCAGTCTGAATGGTATCACCATACTTTTTGAAGTCTTCCGAATAATCAATGTACGCTTTCTTTGCCAGAACACAACGGGCGTTGACTCTGGCTGCCATCCGCTCAATCGCAGCGGGAAGGGTTACGTCCAAAAAGGTATTAGACATGTTTAAGCTCCTTTAGCTTATCTCCTCTTGTATCCTTGGCTTGCCAAAAACTCCTTACCAGTTTGTATCTTGTTCTTGGAAAAGGACTGAGAAGGCTTTCCAGTAGATGACTCTTTAATCGGTTGATATGTCTTGCCACCCGACTTGACATTCTTTTTTTGCTTCTTGCCAGCAGGCGCTTTGCCTCCTGAAACAGAAGCACGATCAAGCTGTGAGATCGCAGATCCTAAAAGATGTGGAGGAAGGTTCAAGATTCTCTCTCTGGTTGAATGATCCCTCATGGCAGCAGCAATCTCAACGGGATCGCTTGACATGGCCAGAAGCTCATAAAACTCAGCTGGCATACCCTTCAAGTGGATAAGGGCATCCTTATCTTCTTTGATGACATGACCAAACCTGTCTGCAAGAGTCTGTTTTACAAACGACTCAGCCATTCTTCCAGCATCTTCCTTTTTTGCAAGACTCATCTTGTAATTAAGGACTGCTCCCTCATAAGAG